TGATCGTGCTGCCCATATCTCGACATCTTGGCCTGTTAAACCTTTGATCTTCTTCATTAATTCTAATTCTTTAGCTAATAAAGTCTTTTTCAAAATCTCCGCTTTATCTATATCTACTCTTATACCTGTCTCTCTCATACCTATAAGTATAGGCAATAGCTCCATTTCTAGTTGCCAAACATTTAATAAATTTTCTTTTACTAATGTAGGCTTAAAATAATTCCATAATTTTAGGGTAAGTGCAGCATCTTGTTCTGCGTAAAAACCCACGTCCATAGCGGGTAATTTCCATAATTCAGCTTTAGCATCTAGACCTCTTTGAGCAGCGGCTTCTTTTAGCTCATCCTCTGCTTTAATTTCTCCAAGATAATCAAAACCTAATGCATTTAATGAATAACTAAATCTATTCTCATCAATTAATGCTGCAGCAATCATGGTATCAATAATTCTACCTTTAACTTCCCAACCCTGTGCTCTAATCCAACCTAAATCGTATTGTGCATTGTGAAATATTTTATCTGCATTTGTTTTTAAAACTGATTGAAACCATGCAATAACTTTACCTCTAGGTAAATTACCACCACCTTGATGATTAATAGGATAGTATCCTTTAAAGGAACCTGCAGCCACTGCAATTCCTACAATTTCTCCATCATTCCTAGCCCAACCAGTGCCAAGCTTTTTCATGTTTTCGTCTCTAGTCTCTAAGTCAATTGCTATTTCAGATTCTTCAGATAAATCTGGAAACTCGTTTGGTGTTACCCATTCAGTATTTTTCATGATTACACTAATTTGATACGACATTTATTTTTTCTTCTTTTCATTAGTATCCCTCATTTTTTTTATTTCTAGTTCACAATAATGTTTAATTTTTTCTAAATCTTCTATACCATTTTTTTTCAAATATCTACAAACATATTTCACAACGTTCCCCTGAAAAAATGATAAATTATTTTTTGAAATAAATTCATACGGTTGAATGGTAAACTCCTTATAGTGATTCCCGCCAATTTGTTTATCTTGTGGAAATGCTTCATCAAATATATTTTTAGTTGTCATATTCTATATCTCCCGTTTCCTATTGCTGTTAATGGCATGTGATGTCCATATGGTTTATTTGGTTGAATTATATGCACACCTTTTTTAGCTCTTGTTACAGCTACATACCAAACTCTTAATTCGGCGTCTCTTTCTCTACTATTTTTATCTTGTAAAGTACATATTTTAGGACATTGTTCCCAAATAACTACGTGATCCGCCTCTTTTCCCTTCACTTGATGAATCTTATCAATAGTAATTTTAGGTACACTATCGGACTTAACTCCTCTCTCAAGTAACTTATTTATATAATTTTTATTGTGAATGTCTATATCTAGTGCCGTTGTCCATGATCCCTGTTCCTCTTGTAGTCCACAGTTAAGATGTAAATATCGATAGTTAAACTTATCTTTAGTTATCTTTGACCATCTCTTATTATCTGTTTTTCTCCAGCCATGTTGTATGTTTCTAATATAAGAATAAACCAATCCAACTTCCTGAATACCAATCTCTTCATCTTTCATTAACTTATCCCATATCTCAATAGCTTTCCAATGGGTAGCATTTACAGATGGATAACCAGATGATGTCTTAAAGAATAGTCCCATATCTTTAGCATAAGCTCTTAACTCTTTTAGTTCTGTTAAGGTCCTAGCTAATACCATCCAGGTATCATCTATATGCTCATTAAAGTTTATATGTTTTAAAGTAAAGTTGTTTGTTTGTATGTAACCTTTAGAACCTGTAGCAATATAATCTTTTGGTTGTCTTAGTTGTATCTGGTCAGTTATGTTTTTAGAAAACTCTAAAACCTTTGATGGTAGTCTTCTAGATTTATGTAATACCTTAGTTCTTCCTGGAAAGTTTAAAAACTCCTCAACACTTGCACCATTCCATTCATGAATAGCTTGATCATCATCACCTGCAATAATAACTGTATCTGCTTTATTAGCCATTAAATATACAAAATCCCACTGTAAGGGTGTTAAATCTTGTGCTTCATCTACTATAAAATAATCTACCTTGAATGAATAATCTTTAATTAAAAAGTCTTCAATCATGTCCGTAAAGTCCATAAAAAAACCTTCTTTAAACTTAACCCAGTTGTCCACTATGTCTACTAAATCTCCCCAGTGAGGTGTTTTATTCATAGAGTTATCAGCATCGTAAGCTTCTTTTAAAGTTAACTTGCAATTCCTAGCTCTCTCGTATATCTCAATAGGGTAATTTTTAATAGCAACCTTACCGTCTTCATCCTTACCTACTTTTAATTGTACTTCTTCCCCTCTTTCTAAATAACTAAATGCAGGTAAATGCTTATTCTCATCTATAATTTCTAATGAAGAATCTCTTGTCCTGGACAAGCACATCGCATGAATTGTTTTAAATAACTCAAATGAATCTTCTTTATACTTATTTGGAAAAGCTTTTAATATTCTATCCATACCTTCTTTAGCTGCAGCTCTAGTAAAAGAACAGTATGCAATATATTCTGGCACCTTATGTAATTTACCAATACCGTATTTGATTATGTTTAATAAAGTGTGCGTCTTACCTGTACCTGGAGGACCATAAATCTTCCATGTTTTATTTTTTATCTTTTGTACTGCATCAAAATCATTTCTAATTGCATCAGCTGCATTCGGTTTATTCGTTTGTACTAAACTCATTGTCTCCCATCTGTTGTTTAAAGTTATTTATCTTTTGTCCGTTATCTCTTTTTTCTATTTCAGACAGTATTACAGATGAGTAACATCTTTTTGTATAACCTTGGTAACCCTTATGTAATTGTATAATTCTTTTACTTGTATCTTTTTTATCTGGATGTTTAACTTTTTCTTCTTCACACATTCTAGCTAACATCTCACCTAAAGTTACTTCATAAGATTTATTATATTTACTTTTTGCATAATGTTTAAATGACGTAGCATTCCAAAAATATCTTTTTAACTTGTCACATCTATATACATAACCATAATCTATTTGAGTAATATCATTAGCACCTTTTTTCTCATCGATAAAAGAATGTAGGATTGTACTAAATTCAGATAATCTCTCTTCACCTTCATTGTAAGAATCAATAACTTTCATATCCTTAAACCAATTGTCTTTCATTTCTTGAAATTCATCTGGTTCAATCCATGTCCATTTAATTTGTTCTTCCCAACATCTTTTTGCTATTTGATTTTGTGTCCAAAGTTGATCTGTAGTCATTGATATAATTACTTCATCACCTTGTTCGTTTACCATTGTAAGTAAATGTCTTCTAGGATTAGTCATAATCATTCTGTAGTCTGTAACCATTACAGATTTTTCTACTAAACCAAACTTACGAGTTCTGCATGCAACCTTATCACATCGACCTAAGTCAGCTATTTGTCTACAGTTATTTCTTACGTAGTAAATATCATTTTCATCTTTTCGATCTGCTTCGTCTCTTGTCTTCATTACTTGAGATACTTTTTTTGCAAATTGATTTTTGTCAAATCCTTCCTCAGATGCAAAGAACTTAGTTACAAAGTTATCCATCTCTTCTCTAATTTTGTCCTCATCATTACCATGCATCTTCCTAGCAACACATCCAAATTGTAATAAAGCTTTATCTCTTTCACCTTCATGAACTTTGTTTTCAAAATAATAATCCATACATGGTGGATAGTCAGAAACTTTTTTGATACCGATTGATTCTAATTCTTTTAATGTAACTCTAGTAATCTTCATCTTTAGAAATTCTTCTAAAGGTATTAAATCTTTTATATTGTAATTTCTTATTGCCCAACGTTTTGTCTCTTCGTCCTTGTGATTAAAGTAAGGTGTATTAATCTGATTACCCGTACCATCTGAGTTAAGTTTAGTTTGTACTGGAAATATATCAATACTGCTTTTAGGTCTTCCAAGTTTTAAAGATAACGCAGTAAGCCTTCTTTTTATTTCTTTGGCAGGTGCAGAGCCATCTATGAATAAATACGCGTGTACGCCTCCCGATTTCGATCTAAACGGCACTAATGGGAGGTTCCAACCTCTCATTTTATCTAGTACTTCGTTAGCTTCTTCTTCTGATTTAATTTGATCTACATCAATAACACCAAAACTAACAGTGCTATCTTCTCTAATTGGTACAATACCAATTGATTGAATTCCGTTTACGTGGTCTGACCACATCTTAGATTCATCCCCATTTGCAGGGAATGATTCCCAATCGTATCTGCCTTCGACTTTGCCGTCGGCACGCTTCAAGCCCGAAGGCTTGAAGGTACCATAACGTTTTTTAGATCCATCGAATAGTTCTGGAAATCTACTTAGATCCATATTTAGTATGGAGTAGTCTCAGATGCTATTTCTTTTGGAGCTTCCTCTTCCCCATGCTTCACATTAACTTCACCTTGTCTACAAGTGTTATAGAAGTCTTGTGCTGCAGTAAGTAGAGTTTGATTTGATACATTCTTATCATAATCAATGTCCCAACCGTACCATGAACCTAAACTATTTTTTTCCAAAATAGTTCTAAGTTTATAGATTTGAGCAAATGAAGGTGGTTGAAAGAAACCATTCTTACCTTTTACTCTTTGAGTCATGATCATAGAGTTCCATTTTCTGGACTTCTTTCTCTGTGTAGCTTTCATTGTAATCAAAGCTGTTTCAGTTGGTTGATCGTTCTCATCAACTAACAACACATAGTGAGAAGCCGTCTCTTCGATATAATTACCGTTAGCTAATCTATCTTTTCTATCTGGCCCTCTAGTTGTTTTACCAGCAATGTCAAAAGTTGCATCGTAAATATTTACGGGTGCACCACTTCCCTCTTGACCTCTGTCTTTCCACTCTAAGTATTCAAGTTTATAGAAACAAGGAATTACTCTTATACCTTGTTGTCCATCAAAACATTGATCGGATACTGAGTTATATATCATACCAGGTCTAGCTTCTGCTATGAATTTAGAATCACCTTGTGTTACTTGCGGTGATAGTTGAGATAGGATTTTTAAAAATGGAAGTTGCAAATCTCTTTGCCCTACATTTTCTGTACCCATACCTGCTAGATTTTCTAGTGATGAAACATCCATAGACAATGGTGTTTCTTTTTTCTTAGCGATCGCATTTGATTTTTCAATCATAGTTATTACTCCTTCGTTGTTATTTTGGTTTTGTTCGCTATATATACGCCGAATAAATCGGATGGAACACTAACTCCTTTTTTAAGCTCATCAGTTACGAAAGCTTTCAAAGTCATCGGTTCTACCTTTTCGACTTGGTTCACATTGTATCCTTTGTTTTTTAATTCGTCAACCAAAGATTTTGCTTCGTTATCTTGGCTACGACCAAATGTTAAAGATACATTGTTTTTAATTAGATCCCCATGTCCGTTGTCCCTGAGCCATTGGAATGCCTCATCGACTCTGTCTTTAGGAATCTTGGCTGCATAGAAAGGTTTGATTTCTATTTTCTCACCTGTTCTTAAGCCTATGTTACTATAACCCAACTCACTCATCTTGTTAGGAATTTTTTCTTCGGAAAGCTGTCGTTCTTTTTCTTTAGCCGTTTTCAACTGTTCCTCTAGAGTGCTAACGACTTCTCGTTGCTCTAGCAATTCCTTACAAAGAGATGAAAGGGTATCTAGTTCTTTATCATCAACCTTCATTGAGACTGATATTTGTTCTAGATCCATCGATCCTCCTTATTTAGTTGATTCGTTTTTAATCTTTTAAATATTAATTGTCAAATATTTTTTTATCCTATAAACAATATTATTGACAACTTAACCAGAGATATTACATCTGTGCTATATGAACAAAAAAATAGAAAAGTCTGAAGTTGATCTTCAGCACGAAAAAGTGTTTCTGCGTGATGCTAAACATTTTTTTGATATGCACCAAGCAAATGCAATACTAGATACTTTAGAATCTAATTTACCTAGTTTAAATTTGTATGAGTTAACACAGGTAACTGCTAGTGAATTATTAAATATGTTAGGTGGTTCTAAAGCTAGAACTGTTCTAAACTGTATGAAAGCATGGCATGTAAAACCTAAAAATTATATTGAACCTTCTGACATAATGCACTATGATAACACAGGTCAATATTATTACTATGTAGATGGTGAACGATATTACCCAACACAATAAAGGAAAAACTAATAATGAACAAATATAAATTTAAAACTGAACCATTTGACCACCAACGTAAAGCCCTAGATCTATCATGGAATAAGAAAAACTATGCATACTTCATGGAGATGGGTACAGGCAAAACTAAAGTTGCAATCGATAACATTGGTATACTTAAACTACAAAATGAATTAGATATAGTAATTATCGCTGCACCTAAATCTGTTTATATCAATTGGGAAACTGAAATTGAAACACATTTATCTGATCAAGTTCCTTATAAAATTTTTGCATGGCAAAGAGATAAGAAACCTATTGATGATGCAATCTTAGATGGAAAGCTAGGTATATAT